GGACAGTGCTTCGCCATACACGCCGATCTGCGCACCAGCTTGCTCCAGACCGCGCATCTGACCATCTGCAGCCTTGATAAGATCGGCCCACTTCTCTGCCTCTGTCTTGCCGCCTTTCGGGTCTTTGTCGGCCTTGTCTTTGTCGGCCTTATCAGGGTCGCCGGCCTGCAGATCCTTGGCCCAGCTACGCAGATAGGCCGCACCCTGCTTCGCGTAGTCACGCACCTTGCGAATGCCGATCCCGACGTAATCGACTTTTTGCGCTGCTCGCACTGCCTCGGTTGCAATCTGAGCCACACCAGCAGCCGCGCCGGCATACGGGTTGGCCTGCTGCCCGAACTCGACATTGCCCATCTGCAAGCCATCGCCAACACCAAACGGCAACTGCTTCATCAGCCCATTGATGCGATTGATCGCGCCGTTCACCATGCGATCAATCGCTGCAAGAGTCGCATTGGCTGCTTGGATCGTCAGATCACCCAACGCAGATGGTAACTTGGACCAAACGGCTTTTACGCCGTTGTATCCACCGACAAAGAAACCGATGATAGAGTTGACACCATCCTGTGCTGCTTGGACGATATCGAAACCAAGTATCTCGGTCAGTTCCTTGCGGAAGTGAACCGCAGCAGCCACAATAGCTACCAGTCCGATAACGATCAGCGCGGGAATACCCACTGCAGCAAGCAACCCAGCTGCAAGTCCGTACATGGCTTTAGTAAGCGCCACCACACCTGTCAGAATAGCCGGTGCATTGATCAACAGCAGTCCAGCGGCCAACGCCACAGCGTATGGCGCAGCTTCGACCATCACATCAGCCAACCACTCCATCGCACCGGCTGCTGCCTTGGACCAGTCGACCATCTGAATTGCTGCAGCGATTAGCGCCACAAAGCCGATGGTCAGCAGCGTCGTGAAACCAAACAACTGTTTGAACGCGGCACCGAGATTACCAAGACCACCAGCAAGCGCGGCGGACAACTGCGTGCCCTGCTGCAGCGCGATCAGCATAGGGCTCATGCCGCCCGCCGCCGTCACGCCGATGTCCTGGAACTGCGCCGCGATATTGCCCGGCGTGGCCTGCATGCGGTTGATGTTGTCCGATGCGGCCCGCCCTAGCCGATCTAAGGACGATGCGGCGGCATTGGCAGCAGCGGGCACTTTGCCAAGTGACACGGGCACCCGATCCCATGTCTGCATGTTCTTGGAGATCGCGAGGAAATTACGGTTGATCTTACCCGTAAGGACATCATACCCCTCAGCCAATCGAGCAACCCCAGCGCTCATTCCGTTTGCGCCACGGGCGAGATTGTCAACGGCACTCTCGGCCCTGCCAGCGGCAGGCGCGAGTCTGTTGAGCGCATCGACAGCCTTGTCGAGCGGGTCCGTTGGAACGGAAAAGCCGAGTCTCGCGATGTCCACAGACTATTTCCTCTTGGCGGCATCTTCCTGGCGCGTCCGGTGATCGGCCAGTTCCTTGTTCATTTCATCGCAGAACGCGAAATCCATTGAGCCAAGGATAGCATACTCGCTGGGATAGACAATCTCGCCTGTATTCTGCACCCATGCACGGAACTCGGTCGGCGGGACAGGGCTACATATCCCGTCCCGCACGCGCTGCAGTCGATCGCTCAAGTCGAAGTACCAGTTCCAAATGTGTTCGCCACCCGGAGGTACGCGCGGCTCTGGTGCAAGATCTACGACAGGGCTACCATCGTCGACAAGCCGTTGATGCAATTCCCGACGTGTTGAACCGTCCTCGCGTCGTGTGTCATAACGGACGCGTACTCGGACGGCTGTGGTCAACTCGTCGGTGATGTCACGAAAAAATCCTTCACTTCCTCAAGTTCGTCACTGATCTGACGCTTGAACCAAGCGAGTTGCTTGTTGACCGCTATCAGGTTGCGCTTGGTGTACTCAGGAACTTCACCGTTGAAGTCAGGCATTGCTTCGGGGTCATAGCCCGCATCGCCTTCCTTGCCGGTCGGATTGTACCACTCCCATCCGGTAATGGCGGTGAACAGGATGTCGTTGCTGTTCTGCTCCAGTTCTTCAGCGCTGAACGTCTTTTGCTTTTGCGCCAACTTCTGCGAGCGATCAGTGATCTGCCGACGCAGCTTCATCATGCTCTGATCGTCCATCGAGACCAAGCCGATACGGACGCCGATTGGCTCGTCTGTAACCGGGTGCTTGATTTCGATCTTGCGTTCGATCGGCGTAAGGGTGGCGAGATCCATTAGTTTTGCTCCTGCTGTGTGCGCTGAATCAGCATGTCTGGCGTGGCCGATGACATGCAGTTGGAAAACCACCCGACCATCCAACCATCGATGTCACCTGACGCCTGTGACGCGTTAGCATCAATACCGTTGCGATCACGGACTAATCGCCATGCGACAGCCCATTTCATCGGGTCGGTCTCGCCAAATGGATAGTTTGGAGTATGGGCAAGTGATTCACTCACCTGCTGTTCGATTTCTGTCATCACCTACACCTGCTAAGAAAAAGGGTGCCGACACCGTGTGCCAGCACCCCGAAACTGTCAAGTGTGTAAGTGTTACGGCGTAGCGTCGATCGGGTCGACCTTGATCTGCTTCTGCTGCAGACCAAGAGTGAACATCTCCAGATCGAAGTCCTCGTTGCGACCGTTCGGCTCGCGCGGGCCGGCGACGAGACCACGGTTGTACCGCGTGGTCGGCTTGCTGCCCGACAGGTTGTTCGGCTTGTCCACACCTTCGATCTTGAAGGCGTAGTTGTAGTTGGTCTCAGCAGCGGTGCGCAAGATGACCTGTCCTGGATCGTCGGGGTCGCGCGCAACCTCGATTTCAGGATCACCGGCGTTCTTCATACCCTTAGCCTTCTGGACGACATCGGTGTCCCAAGTGTCGTAGGTCAGGATGTTGGTGGTCGTACCGGTTTCGCCGTGCGAACCGACGCCCTTGACCTGAACCCAGGTAAGCGCCTCGAACTCGGTCTGCGTGATGTCGTCGGGCTGCGGAGTCGCGCAAACGAACAGCTTGGCGCCCGCATGGGTGTTGAAGTAGGCGGCGGCGAGCGCCAAGGTCATCAGTGCTTGCATGTCCGGTTTCCTCACGGGCGATAAGAGACGTATCTGATCGAGAGAGCATACGCCAAATCATCCCCATTACGCAAGGCTCCTGTGTAATCAGCCGCCTGGACGATCTGGACGCCATCGAGCATCAAGCCCTTCGCGAAATAGTCGGCAATCGACCCAAGCAGATCGAGCCGAGTGTACGCCCCGGCGCCGCTGTTGGGCCAGTGGAGCACGAGCCGCAGCAGACCCATGTAATTCTTCTCTTGGCCGAGAAACGCGCTGTTGTCGTTGTTTGGGATATGCACCACCTCCAACCACTTCTGGTCGTTTGGTTTCGTGAAATTAACGTCGACATACGCGATGGGTAGTGCAGGCATCACGGACGCTTGGACAGCGGCAGTTACGCCTGTTTGAAGGGCGCGAAGGATCTGTGATTCATACATTTGTGGGTCCAATTACATATTAGGATTGTAGCCTTGCGACTGGCCACTTATCAATTTGCCTACGTTAGTCCAAACAATGTTCTGCCAATGCTGCTGCGTGCTTTCCATGAAGCCGTTGTACGTTTCTTGGCGCAACGCATATACAGCAGTCCAACCAAAATAAAACGTGTCGCCTATGTCCATGTTAGCAAGTGTCGTCGTCACCGACTCACCGTCCCATGCAAACGGCCCATCGCCCGGTCGCTCATCTGGACCACTTGGCCATCCATTCAACGACCCAAGACCGGACGATCTCAGAAACCCTGTGTCCACGGGCATCTTACCGCCCTGATCGCGTGGCTTCTGCGACATCTCCACAGCGTCACTAATACTCGCGCGCATCACATTCAACATCACTTCTTCGCTCTCACGAACCCATGCTTCCACATCGGCTGCAAACGTCGAGCGGTTGGTGTTGGTGTATTTACCGGCCACGATCTAAAGCCGCCTGCGCACGAGCCAACCAGTCCACCTTGTACTTGACCTTACACCGGCACGCGATCACATCCTGACCACCCGCACCAAGCGAAAAATCGCCAGGGTGCATCATGCGAGCACCCGTCAGCGGTGATACGAACGGCTCATTGAAACCAACTGTCGTACCGTGCAACGCGCGATGGGATGGGCGCACACGGTCATCGCTCGTGCTGTCCCATTCCTTCGTCACCTCACTCTCGGACAGTTTACCCTTCTCGATTGTCTGCTGGATGGACAGCCATTCCGACCGCTGCAGCGCGGCCATAGTCTCGGTGCGCGCGATCGTCTCGCCACGATACTGTAGCGCCCGTGCGCGGTATCGATC